TAAAATTCTTTCTTTAATTTTCTAACTAAAGGACTTATTACTTGGTTTGGACCTTTATCAGCAGTAACACTAGGCAATACACCTCCTAGAACTAACTGTACTTCTCCCATAACTTGACTTAGCTGTTCTGGCGTAAAGTTCATACCATCAGTAAACTCTGTATCTGGCTCAAGCTCATTTTCTAACTCATCAAACTCTACATCATCATCAGTATCGTTAGTAATATTATAAGCATTATCAATATCAGACTCAAATATTTGCTTAACTCCAAGGGCTTTTGCTAAAGAATTAGCTCTAACATTTAGTCTACTACTTAAAAACTTGTCTAGGTCTTGATCTTTAGCTCTATACTCGTTTCTTATAAGCTCCATAGCCATTGTTCTTAAAGTAGCTCTGTAGTTATCTCTAGACAAACCAGCTCTTAACTCAGGGCTAATACGATCATAAAGTCTTTTTGTTATACTTTCTATTATACCGCCAACTTCAAAATCAAAAGCGCTTTGATTATCACCTTTTGGATTACCATCTTTATCGTTTCTTAATAAGTCATTTAAAAAGCTACGTACTTGTTCTTGTGTAGAGTTCTCACCGTCGTAATCTCTATTTAATTTTTCTTGTAAATTACTAGATTTTGCTACTGTTACTTGCTCGCCAGTTTCATCTGTTATTGTTGGGTTGTCTATTCTTTTCTTAGTTAATCTACCCATTTGGCCTTTGTCAAAAGCTTTCATGTGATCTGCTAAATAAGAAGCAGCTGCTTGAGGTGTATTTGTTTTAAAAGTACCAGGTAAATAAGATAATAAACCTGCTTTGTTTTTATATAACTTATCTTTATATTTTTTGTATTGTCTTCTTTGTAAAGCGTCTTGCACGTAATTACCATATTCAGCATGTACTATAGGGCCTTGCTCTTCAAATGGTTTTGTAATATCGTAACCAGTATATTTAGGGTCACCAATTAATCTCATTACAGCTTCAGCGTGTATAGGCTGTGCATTTTGTTTAGTCCACTCCTGCAAGTTTGTAGAGTATTCTTTCATTTGATCTGTTGTGAAAGCCTTTAAATCTGCAGCATGCTTTACTTCGTGTGAAAATACAGTTCCTTGGTATAACTTACCTGCAGCTAAATTTCTAGCGGCAGCTTTAGCATCTGTAGCAATGTACTTGTTACCTACAATAACACCAAACGTATCACCACTTAATACTTCAGCAATTATATCATCAGCTCTTTCACCCTCACGTAACTCGCCATTACGTTCCATTTTTCTAATATCTTTTACAAAGCCATCATCACTAACCTGAACAATTTGTATCTCGTTAAGACGTTTATCACCCAAAACTCTTCTAGCGTTTATTTCTTGTTGTCTATTAGTAACTATAGCTTCTGCTGAAAAACCACCAAGAAGTCTACCATA